TCCGAACCGAATTCCCTCTCCGTCGAGTTTGGTTCTCAGCTCACTGAAAAGGGTGAGCCAGTACTTACGGTCGACTTTCTAGTCGCACCTAAGGAAAACTACTTCAAGATCAACTGAAAGGAAACCATCTATGTTCTCTCACATCATCCGCGTTCGTGGTATCTTCGACGACGAGCCCACCACCAAGAAGCTCTACTTCCACATGTCTCGCCGTGAGATGTTCGACTTCATCAAGCGGTATGACAACGTCACCAACTTCGAGAAGTGGCTTCAGGCTGCGATCGACAACGAGGATCTGTACACCATGATGAAGTTCTTCGACGACCTCATCGGTACCTCGTACGGTGAGCGTCAGGGTGAGCGCTTCGTCAAGTCCGAGCAGATCAAGGAGTCCTTCCTCAACTCGCCTGAGTACGAGGAGCTCTTCGACCAGCTCATGGACAACCCGTCTCTCGTCCGTGAGTTCTACAACGGTATCCTTCCTGAGAAGATCATGAAGCAGGTTCAGCAGGATCCGAAGTACAAGGAGCTCGACGACAAGCTCAAGGAGACTGAGCTCAACAACCTCTGATCCATATTTGGGGGCCCTGGAGAAATCTGGGGCCCCCACCTCCTTGAAAGGGGCCACCTTGGCTAACGCACCAATCCGTCCGAACCTCCCATCCAACAGCAAGCTCCCTGAGCGCAAGAAGGTTGAGCAGGTCACCACTGCCACCGTCACCAAGAAGAAGTCTAGCTTCGGAACGAAGGCCGTATCTGCTTTCGTTGGAGAGGATATCCACAATGTCGGCGAGTATCTACTTTACGATGTTACGATCCCTGCTATCAAGAACACACTCTCGGATCTGGTCAGTCAGGGCATCGAACGTCTCCTCTTCGGAGAGTCTTCTCCTCGAGCTCGCAGCTCGTCCGGGGGGTCCCGTGTCTCATACGGATCATATTCTCGACCAGGCTCAGCACCAGGCAATCGCCGAGACGCTTCTCCTCGTACACGTCGATACCATGATTTCTCAGAAATCGAGCTCGAGTCCCGAGATGAAGCTTATCTCGTTATCGACCGACTTGGAGACATCATCGAGGAGTACGGGCTTGCCACCGTCGCCGATCTCTACGATCTCTGCGGTATCACTACCGAATACACTGACGAGAACTGGGGCTGGACTTCGGCCCGGTACATGTCGGTGATCCGTAGCCGTCGTGGCTACATGCTTCAGCTCCCGAAACCTGACCACATCAATGCACGATGAATCCTCAGCAAGTGCGGCTTGAGCTTATCGCCGCCTACCCATTCTCAGACAAGTGGCGTCGCCGTGTTGAACGCATGGAAGACGACCAGGCAATCGCTATCTACCTTCGACTCAAGAAAGCAGGACGTATCAAATGAATCTCGGAATTGTCACCCGTCTCGCCGGACGCGCTGGACTGGTACTCAGCAAGCACGCCCCCACCATTCTGACCGCCGCTGGTACCGTTGGCTTTATCGGTACCACCGTTCTCGCCTCCAAGGCAACCCTCAAGGTTGAGGAGACTCTGGCTGAGGAGACTGCGCTTCTCGTCAAGGTCCACGAGGCCCACGAGGACGGCAAGCTCACTGACAAGGACGCCACTCGGGACAAGGTCATCCTCTACACCCGAATGACCACCAAGCTCGGCAAGCTTTATGCCCCCGCCCTGATTCTTGGGGCGGCCTCTATCGCTTCTCTGATCACCGGACACGGGATCATGCTGAAGCGGAATGCTTCTCTCGCTGCGGCTTATGCTGCTGTGGACCAGGCCTTTAAGACCTACAAGAAGAAGATCGAGTCCAAGTTCGGTAAAGATGCAGTGCTGGACGCTATCGTCTCTGTAGCTGACGAGGACCTCACCAAGGACGAGATGACTCTCGAGGCGATCTCCGCTGTCGACAGTGTCTCGCCCTATGGCGTTATCTTCGATGACGAGAACATCAACTGGTCTGCTGATGAGGACCTGTCCATGCTGCACCTCAAGTGCCAGCAGCAGTACGCGAATGATATTCTGCAGACTCGTGGGCACATCTTTCTCAATGAGGTCTACAAGATGCTTGGGTTCCCCCACACTCCCGCTGGTGCTGTGACTGGTTGGGTCAAGGGTAACGGAGACGACTTCGTCGACTTCAACATCTTCGAGGGCACCTTCGAGGGTGAGGACAAGAACGGTCGTACTGTCACCAAGTGGGCGCTGGACTTCAATGTCGACGGCGTGATGTACGACAAGATCTGAGGTGACCATGCTTGACAAGATCGCATATTTCGCAGCCGGGGCTGTCACAGGCGGCCTTGGCGTATATTTCGTTCTTGCTCGCAAGTTCGAGCAGGACTTCCAGGAAGCAACAATCGAGATCAACAAGGAGCTTGCAGAAATTGCTGAAGCGAAGCACAAAGAGCGAGTGGGAGATGGCTCTGATTCAGAGGATCGCGAACCCGATCCTGAGCCGGTGGTACAGAGCGTTGCTGTGGACTACTCTCCGACTCCTGTGGAAGATTCCGACCAGGAGGAAGTAACCAAGCGTACGATGGATCGACAGCACTTCGAGGCCTACCAGATTACCGAAGATGAATATCGGGCTAAGGGTCATCAGGAGCATGTCGAGCTCACGTACTACATGGAGGACGATGTATTCGCTGACAACCGGGGCGTTCCTATGCAGGATACGTCCTGGTTCGACAACATCATTAGCGGTGTGTCTGCCTCCGATTCCATCATCTACGTCCGAAGCATGAGCCGCCACGCGGACTTCGAGATCACTCTTCTCGACGACTCGTACGAGCACTCGGTTCTCGGGGTTGAGTATTACGAGGACGAGTAATGATCGAGGCGGCACCGGATAACTCATATTTCGAGTGGCTTGTCGACCGAACCGGAGACACCCGTAAGGCGGAGTGTCCGGAGGAGTCATATTTGAGCCTGCTCGAGATCATGCACCAGACGCCGTTCCGGGTGACGATCCAGAACGACATCAACCGTGCACAGGATGGTATTGACCTTCGTAGGGCATTCACTCGGGAGAACCCTGATGTGTCCTACGTCTGGCTTAACGAGCAGTCTTGCTCCATGCTCGAGATGTTCATCGCTTTGGCCGAGCGTATGGACATGATGCTCGAGGATGATGATACACCATATTCCATCGAATGGTACTTCTGGGAGATGGTGAAGAACTGTGGCCTCTACGACTATAACGATGAGGCCCTGTTCAACCCCCGCCATGAGGAGGAAGTCGACTCCATCCTTGAGCGGATCAACTCGCGGGATTACACCAAGATGGGACACGGATCCATGTTCCCTCTTCGTGCGATCCCGCTTCATGGCGCACGTGATATGCGGAAGGCTGAGCTCTGGGCCCAGATGAACGCCTACGCAAACGAGAACTATATGTAAGGAGCCTCATGGATTTCTACCGAATCTGCGAGCGTACCACAAAGAGTGGAAAGGTGGAAATCTACCCTGAGTTCCTCGTCGGACGGTCGAGGGATATTCTCATTCAGGGGCGAGACTTCCAGGCAATCTGGGATGAGGAGAAGGGGCTCTGGTCTACAGACGAGTTTGACGTCGCTACGTTTGTAGACCGGTCCCTCTTCGAGCACCAGAAGAACCACAAGGGTCAGATCGAGACCGTTGTGAAAACTATGTCCAACTACAACACTGGACTATGGACCAGCTTCCAGACTTGGAAGTCCAGGCTCCCTGACAACGGCCAGGAGCTTAACAGCAAGCTCATATTTGCGGACAGTACTCCTAGAAAGGAAGACTATGCCACTGCAAGGCTGCCATACTCTCTCGAGGAGGGCGAACCGGTCGCTTGGGGATCTCTCGTTGGAACTCTATATGATGAGGATGCTCGACGAAAGCTTGAGTGGCTCATCGGCTCCATTGTGGCTGGCGACTCTAAGAGGATTCAGAAGTTTGCCGTCCTATATGGTCCCCCGGGTTCCGGAAAGTCAACGGTCCTCAATATTCTGGAGCTTCTATTCCAAGGCTATACAACTACATTCGATGCAGGGGCTCTTGGATCCAAGTCAGATCAGTTTGCGACCAGCTCTCTCGGCAAGAGTTCGCTCGTGGCCATCGACCAAGATGGAGACCTCTCTCGGATCGAGACTAATGGCCTTCTTAACAGCGTGGTTGCACATGAGACGATCCTGATCAACGAGAAGGGTGTGAAGCGCTACCCCAAGCGAATCAACGCTCTCCTCTTCATCGGTACCAACAAGCCAGTCAAGATCACCGACTCGAAGTCTGGTATTATCCGTCGACTTATTGATATCTCCCCCACCGGACAAACAGTGGGGGCTGACGAGTACCAGACCTTGATGACGCAGATCCGAGATGAGCTTGGAAAGATTGCAAATCACTGTCTTGGGGTTTATAGGAGTCTTGGTAAGCACTACTACGATGCTTATAAGCCCCAGGACATGATGATGAAGACCAATGTGCTCTACAACTTTGTTGAGGAGAACTATCTCCTATTCAAGGAAGAGAAGTACGTTAGTCTCACTATGGCATATAAGCTGTATAAGGAGTACTGTAGTGAGAGTAATATCCCGTACCCGAAGAGCCGATACATCTTCCGTGAAGAACTCAAAGATTACTTTGACGAGTTTCATTCACGTGTACAGCATGACGGCAATAGACTACGCAGTGTCTATTCCGGCTTCAGGGATTACTTACTGGATCCTGCCGAACTCGAGGCTTCTCCAGAGGAGCCATATTCACTGGCCCTCGACTACTCCGAGTCCATTCTCGACGACCTTCTGGCGGACTGTCCAGCCCAGAGAGCCGGAGATCATGGGACTCCGCAGTTCCGATGGGCAAACGTTCGAACCACTCTTCGTGAGATAGATACTCATGAAGTCCACTACGTCAAAGTCCCAGAGAACCACATCGTCATCGACTTTGATATCAAGACGGACGGTAGGAAGGACCTTAATCGAAACCTACAGGCCGCCTCGGAATGGCCCCCTACCTACGCCGAGACCAGCCAAGGTGGTAATGGAGTTCATCTCCACTACATCTACGACGGAGACCCTTCCGAACTGGCGAGGCTCTACGACGAAGACATTGAGATCAAGGTCTTCACTGGTGATTCCTCTCTGAGGAGAAAGGTCACCCACTGCAACAACATCCCGGTGGCTCATATTTCGGAAGGGCTGCCGTTTAAGGAGAAGAAAGTGATCAACAAGACCACCATGGCCAATGAGAGGAAGGTCAGGGAGCTTATTGAGCGCAACCTTCGGAAGGAGATCCATCCCTCAACAAAGCCCTCGGTCGACTTCATCGCCAAGATCCTTCGTGACGCCAAGGAACAGGGGATGGTCTATGACGTAAAGGACCTGAAGCCTCGTGTGCTGGCATTCGCCATGAACTCGACCCATCAGTCCGAGGCGGCTATCAAGACCGTGATGGAGATGCCGTTCACTAACGAGGATCCTGAGGAGAAGTCCGTAGGATTCCCGACTGGTGAGCTGGTCTTCTTCGACTGCGAGGTATTCCCGAACCTGTTCCTCGTGAACTGGAAGGTGAAGGGTAATCCGACGGTACATCGGATGATTAACCCCACCCCTGAGGAGATCGAGGCCCTCTGCGAGATGCGGCTTGTCGGATTCAACTGCCGTAAGTACGACAACCATATTCTCTACGCTCGTACGCTGGGCTTTAATAATGCCAAGCTGTACGACTTGAGTAAGCGGATCATCGAGAACAGCGTCACTGCTGGATTCGTTGAGGCGTATAACCTGTCCTACACCGATGTGTACGACTTCGCAGCCACCAAGATGTCCCTCAAGAAGTGGGAGATCGAGCTTGGTCTGCACCATCAGGAGCTTGGTATTCCTTGGGACGAGAACGTTCCCGAGGATCGTTGGGAGGAAGTTGCAGCCTACTGTGACAACGACGTTATCGCCACCGAGGCGGTATTCGATCACCTCCATGCAGACTGGCAGGCCCGCCTCATGCTTGCCGAACTGTCTGGTTTGACTCCTAATGACACGACCAACAAGCACAGTCAGTACATCATCTTCGGAAAGAACAGGAACCCCCAGAGTGAGTTCGTTTACACCGATCTCAGTGAGCAATTCCCTGGCTATCAGTACGCTTTCGGCAAGTCTACCTATCGTGGGGAGGAGGTCGGTGAGGGCGGATACGTCTACGCCGAGCCCGGAATCTACGTCGACGTCGCCCTTCTCGACGTTGCGAGCATGCATCCCACTTCAATCGAGTGTCTCAACCTCTTCGGAGACCGATACACTCAGCGTTTCAGCGAGATCAAGCAGGCCCGAGTCGCAATCAAGCACCACGACGACAAGCTAGCCGGGTCTCTTCTGGACGGAGCACTCAAGCCATTCCTCGAGGAGGGTGTTGACTATGAGGCACTGGCCTTTGCTCTCAAGATCGTCATCAACTCGGTGTACGGCCTCACTGCAGCGAAGTTCCCCAATGCTTTCAAAGACCCCAGGAACGTAGACAATATCGTCGCAAAGCGTGGCGCTCTGTTTATGGTGGATCTGAAGCACTTCGTCCAGGAGCAGGGCTTCGACGTTGCGCACATCAAGACCGACTCGATCAAGATCCCGAGGGCTACTCCCGAGATCATCGAGAAGGTCATGGAGTTCGGCAAGAAGTACGGCTACACATTCGAGCACGAGGCTACTTACGACCGTATGTGTCTCGTGAACAAGGCCGTATATGTCGACTACGAGGATGGGAAGTGGAGCGCCACTGGTGCCCAGTTCCAGCACCCCTACGTCTTCAAGGAGCTCTTCTCGAAGGAGGAGCTGGATATTCGAGACGTGGCGGAGACCAAGAGCGTCACCACTGCTCTGTATCTGAACAACGGAACAGAAGACAACCCTGAGATGGAGTTCGTCGGCAAGACCGGCGCCTTCGTCCCCGTGAACCGTGGAGGCGGGATCCTTCTCCGCGAGAAAGATGGTGCGTACCATGCCGCATCAGGCAGTACCGGTTACCGGTGGGTACAGTTCGAGTCCTTCAAGGAAGCTCACGCAGAAGACTGGAAGGAGTACGTCGAGTGGCGTTACTTCGAAGGTCTTGCTGACGCTGCAAAGGCTGCGGTGGGAGAATTCGGGGACTTCGAGGCCTTCACCCTTGGAGCTTGAGCCGTATATCTGGAACGGAGACAACGATGGCTGAGTACGAGAATCAGTGGGGTCCGTACAAAGAGCACTCGATAGAGAAGGATCGAGACCCAGTTCTTGACGACCCGATCGTCTACGGGGTCAACGTCAAACACTTCACAGTGACTGTATATTCTCAGGATGGGCGAGTCAATAAGTATTGGAATGCCCGCATCCTCAAGGACGACCTGGGGTACTGTCGAATCGCCTGTCCCCGAGACGGCAAGATTCTGTGCTTCAACTGGGTACACTGGACTACGTACATGTTTACCCATGATGGCCTGAACGAGCTGGTCTTTATGCCTGGCTCGAGCAGGAAGACTATTTCTCGACTTTACTACGAGGAGGTGAAGTGATATGTGTGGACGTTGGATGTGGATGTGGTCTCGCTGGCATGGTTGGACCCGGATTCACGTGCAGGACGCTAACTGCTTCCGGTACAACTACACCTGATGTGTAAAAGCCCCCGGGTCTGTAAAAGGGCCCGGGGGTCCGCGTCAGAAACTAAGGGTAATATGAGACCCCTCTACTCGAAAGGAAACCCTCATGCTGCCCGTTGCCAAGATTATCATCTCCGGACTCTCCTCCATTGGAGCTGGTATGATTGCCAGCAAGCTCACCAAGCCCCTGGTTTCGAACGCAAATGGAATCGCTAAGATTCTGCTTTGGTTCGGATCCGTGGGCACTGGTGTCGCTGCTAGTGCAATCGTTGCCCGCGAAGTGGAGCTGCAGTTCGATGCGACCGTCAAGGCCGTACAGGAAGCTCGAGACCACGTCGAGATCGAAGACTGATCTCGCTTATACCCCATTAACTTGGGGTATAGGCTTTTCTGAAAGGAGCACACATGCCAGGAAAGATTGTCGCCCACGATACCCATCTTCGGATCGATACCGAGTTCATTGAGCTCAAGGACTGCTTCGAGGCATTCCGTCGAGGGGTGGAGTATCGCGAGAAGAATGACGTTGACGATATTCTCGTCATCTGTAACGCCCCCGATATCATTGAGTACCAACTCAAGAACGGGGACAGCTTTATCGTCACCTATGATCCCATCCACCGGATCATCGTGATGCGCGTGTTCCTCCACGACGAGGACATCACCATCAAGCCCATCTATATTTACAACAACCGTGAGTACCAGATCGCCTGTGAGTTCCTCAGGCAGATCATGCACGATAAGATCGACCTTAAGGACGAGTGGATCGCATGAGTAAGAAAAACCCCAGTGTTATTGACTACTTCGACCTCAATGGCGACCTGAACGAGGAGGCCTATGAGTTCGAGGATGTCAAGCTTGAGGAGTACATTGACAAGCGGAGCAACGTCAAGCCCTCCTGGGTTGGCAAGTATAGTCATCAGATGCACTTCGACCTTTCAGACGACACAGAGGTCAGCTTCTATAAGGGGCTGAACGTCGTCTACGCAGACATCAACTTCACAGGTGGGATCCGTACCATCCTCTTCAAGTGCCGACAGAAGAAGAACCTCACCAGGTTCATCTCTCGAGTGCTTGAGCTAGCACAGGGCGATTCTTCAAACATCCACCCAGACTTCCGAGCCTAATCTAAGGAGAACACAATGGCACGACCCAAGAACATCACTATCGAGAACGCACGCATCTTCTTCAAGGACTTCTCCGCCTCTGGTCCTTTCGCCGGTGGCACCAAGCGCACCTTCTGTGTGGAGATTCCCGAGGACATGGTCCCTGAGCTCGAGCGGGATGACTGGAATGTGAAGACCCGGGAGTCTCGGAATGACCCGGATGCCCTGACTCACTACATTAAGGTGGAGGCCTCTTACCGAAGCCGTCCTCCGAAGATTGTCTGCATTCCGAACCTGACTCGACGGAAGGTTTACATCAACGAGCAGACGATCGACTCTCTGGACTACGTCGAGATCCTGAACGTGGATCTCACGATCAACCCCTATGTCTGGGAGGCGAATGGGAACACCGGTGTGAAGGCATATTTGGGCACCATGTATGTCACAATCGCCGAGGACCCGCTGGACGCTAAGTACGACGACATGGAGGAGGCTGCCTGATGCGACGCTACGGTTTCTTCAACTTCCTGTTTGATGTCTTCATGGTCTCAGTGACCGGTGGATTCTGGCTGATCTGGATCTTCATCAGGGAGATGCGGCGCGGCTGATTTTATACCCCGGGGTCTGTAAAAGGGCCCCGGGGTTCCCCACTCACAGAAAGGACACACGTGGCTAGCCGACTTATCGTCAGTGCTGATGATATTCTGAAGGCGGTCAAGGAGTCAGAGGAGTTCGAGAAGAAGGCCCTCTCTGAAGCTCGTAAGCGAGATCGAGCTGAGGGCAAGGAACCTCGAGAGACTCTGTATCCTAACCCGGATCTTAAGCCTGGTCGAGAGATCGTGCTCGACTACATCAAGAACCCGGAGCGTCGTCGTACGCCACGGTGTTCCGTTCACCTTGAGAAGCGGACTGCGAACAACAGCTATCGTTTTATCGTTGACGTTTCTCAAGTTCGAAATCGAGAGCTTGCGGATGAGATTGAGAAGGATCTCTTCGCATTCATGGACTACCTTCTCGACGAGTACGACATTCCACGACGCATTAAAAGGAGCACAAAATGATCACTCTTATCAAGATTGACGAGGGTCCCGTTGACATCTACGAGCTTCGTATGCAGTATCTTGCTAAGCTCAAGGAGACGGACGGGGTCATGCTTCCCACGTTCATCTACCGAAACAAGGACCTCTTCGTCACCGAGTTCAAGCCCACTTGCGATGACCAGTGGATCATGTATATGACGAACGCTGAAGGTCTCATCACCAAGATGCGGATCAAGAACGGCGACCTGATGAGCAATGGGTCGGTTCTCTTCCTCGCTGAGGAGCGGAAGACTTACAATAGCAAGGAGTACTACGACTACTGGACTGCTCGTGAGGGTAGGCCTGCTCCGTTCTTCTACGAGTCCCGGCAGTATCACGTTAAGTCATTCATGCGGGTTCCCGGCTCGACTGATCTGTGGATCACGGCTGAGCGAGAGAAGGACCACTGGTACACCTTCCATATGTCGGACGCTCAGAAGTCCAAGTTCACCCGGCACACCATGACGAACGAGAAGGGTCACCAGTCTTACGACTGGGTCCTTGAGAATGTCGAGTGGGCCGCTGACACGATCCGTTATTTCTGAGGTGGACATGATGGAGCTCACTGATGGCGGATGGTACAAGACCCCCCGTATTATCAAGGGTAAGGACTTTCTGGCGCATATTCATGACACATATGCGTCTGGAAATGCTATGTATGTGGAGTTTAAGGCGTCCGAGGGAGAGGTACGGATCCTCGAGTATCGGCGACTCTATGACGTAGATACCGAAAGCGCGGTCCTGTTTACAATCAACACCTTTCCGCAAGAGAGTATTCTCCTCAAGAACATTGAGGAGTATGAGTTCATCCAGTACCGACCCCAGCAAGCATGGAAGGCTATTCACATGGGAAGCACTAAGCGCATCAACCTCGAGCAGTTCGACCAGATCTGGCTCGATCAGACATTCCAGAAGCTGCACCCGGTTATCGTCAACCACGACGGCAAGTTCTGGCATGTGATGGGGCTGAAGCTAGACGTGGACGCAGATGGCTCGTTCTGGGGGCTCTATCTCAAGCGGCAGGACAGCGACTTCATGAAGGAGATTCGCATGCCTCTGACTCAGAAGTTCATCTACAACCCCATCTCGGGTTCCTGGTCTCTTGACGACCCGACTCAGGAGATCAAGGACCTCGAGGAGATCAAGCAGACTCTCCGAGCCGACGCTATCCTGGATGTGACAGTCTCGGGTGTCCCAATGCGTCTTATCCGGGTTCAGGAGATCGCAAAGGGTGTCCTGTTCTTCGTCTTCCAGGATGAGGAGAAGAACAAGCGGTACTACTACAACCGCCCGGCAATCAAGCTCCGTATCGTTACGGACTCGGAGACGGGCGAGCAGAAGTATCTCCTGGATCACATCAAGGCTATGTACATTGACTGAGCGCTGGCGAAGTTTACCCCACCCCTACTCAAGGTATGAGGCATCTGATCTCGGTCGGGTGCGGAATATCTCGAGCGGGCGAGTTCTTCGGATTCAGAAGTGCTCAGACGGGGCTCCCGGGTTCTCCCTGTATCGCGATGACTCAGGTAAGCAGACCATGGTTCGCTGTGGTGTGACTATCTGGCGTGCGTTTAACGGAGAGCCTGGGAGGGGGCACTATGTCATCCACTTGAATGGTGACATGGCTAATGCCCGTCTCGAGAACCTGGATCTCGTTTCGTACTCGGCATACCGACAGGCCTGGTATGACGACTACAACGCTCGGATGGATGAGCTCTTTGAAGAGACCCGGTCTGAGTTCGATGAGTGGATCTTCGGATCATGTCTCGAAAGGAGAGCACACTAACCATGACAGTTACGTATCGCCCTGAGCAGATCCAGGCGGTGCGTCAACTGCAGAACGGCAGCATCTTGGCAGGTGGCGTTGGTTCGGGGAAGACCCTGACAAGCTTGGCGTGGTACCTCACGTCGGTTTGTAACGCCGCCTCGTTCAAGAAAGGGGGGTCCTTGGCTAAGAAGAAGGTCGAGGGCTCCCCTACGCTGTATGTCATCACAACCGCTAAGAAGCGGGACTCCCTTGAGTGGGAGGAAGAAGCTGCGCGTCTCGGTCTGAGTACAGATCCTACATGTAGTTTCACAGGTTCATCCATTGTGGTGGACTCGTGGAACAACATCGGGAAGTACTCGGATCGAGAACACGCGGTATTCTTTTTCGATGAACAGCGTGCTTCCGGCAGTGGGCGCTGGGCCAAGGAGTTCTTGAAGATCACTCGTAAGAACACCTGGCTTCTGCTCTCGGCCACCCCTGGGGATGTCTGGATGGACTACCTCCCAGTATTCATGGCGCATGGATTCTTCAGGACTCGTACGGAGTTCATGGAGGATCATGTCATATTTGACCGCTTCGCAAAATACCCCAAGGTCAAACGATACATAGGGGAGGCGAAGCTGCAGCGACTTCGTCGGAGTATCCTTGTGGAGATGCCGGTGGAGCGACACACTACTCGTGAGAGGGAGACGGTATACTGCGACTACGACCGTGACTTGTACAAGTGGGTCGTGAAGAACAGGATGGATCCCTGGACAGAGGAACCCCTTCGAGACGCAGGTGGGGTCTGCAGAATCTTGAGAAAGGTGGTCAGTGATAATGACTGGCGTTCAGAGCAAGCCAAGCGCATACTCTCAAGCAATGAGAGGGTTATCGTATTCTACAATTACAACTATGAGCTCGATCGAATCCTTGCAGTTGCGGAGAGCCTTGGAGTGCCTACAGCGCAATGGAATGGACATCGGCACGATGCTATTCCAGGAGGAGATCGATGGATCTATATCTGTCAGTACACCTCGGCAGCAGAGGGATGGAACTGTACTAGTACCGATACGGTTCTCTTCTGGTCCCTCAACTATTCCTGGCGAGTGACGGAGCAGTGTGAGGGTCGGATCGACCGATTGAACACGCCATATTCTCGGTTGAAGTACTACTTTCTTGAGTCGGATTCGTCGATCGACAAGGCTGTTCGGCGGTCGCTGAGCTCGAAGAAGGTGTTCAACGAGAGGGCATTCGTCGGTTAGAATACGTGCGACGGTGGGTCGGGAGAGTGGTCACTTTGTATTTGGTGGCCATTTTTCCGTCCCACTGGCCATTTTTGTATGTTACAGAGGTGACAGATGTTACTCATCACACGTATTGTGGACAAAAAAGTGGACACTTAGGTGTCACACGTATTGTGGACTTTTCCTTGGAATTGCAACGAAAGGTCGCAAAGTGGCCATTTTTAGTAAAATATATATATTGATTGATTGATTGATTTTTTAATATTATATAGAGTATAGGGATTTTTTGGGTTTTTTGTCCCCACCCTAGTTTGGCGATGTTTGATGATGTTTGATGATGTTTATCGATCGAATTTTCACATCAGTCACATCTGTAACAAAACCCACTCTTTCTCAAGAATACCCCCTATACAATACGTGTGACACCCCTCGTCGCAAACTACGCATATAATGATAAGAAGGATAGAAACAAGCCTATCCCTTCTTATAGGCTTACCCAGAGGAGCACACTATGCGTGAGTCACAATTCCAAGCACAGCTCATCAAGAAGCTGAACAAGATGCTGCCCGGGATCATCATTCTGAAAAATGACCCCAACTACATTCAAGGTATCCCCGATCTGATTCTTCTCTATAAGAATCGTTGGGCAGCCCTTGAGGTGAAGCGAGGCGCTATTGCGTCAGTCCGTCCGAACCAGGCACACTACGTTCGGACAATGCATGCTATGTCGTATGCAGCATTCATCTATCCTGAGAACGAGAGCGAGATCCTCAGTGAAGTTCAACAATCACTCACAGCTTAACGGAGCCCACGCATTCCTGAGTGCCAGTAAGTATCACTGGCTCAACTACTCACCCGACAAACTTATCGAGTCCTTCCGGACTTCCCAGGCCGCAGCAAAAGGTACCCGTCTTCACGAGCTCGCTGCTGAGCACATTCGTTTGAAGATGCGCATGCCCCGAAACAAGGTGACGTTCAATAACTATGTTAACGATGCTATTGGGTTTCGGATGGTCCCGGAGCAAGTCCTGTTTTACTCGGTCAACTGCTTTGGCACTGCTGACGCTATCTCCTTTGACAAGGGCCTGCTTCGCATCCACGATCTGAAGACGGGCGTTCACCCGGCTAAGGTTGATCAGCTCATGATCTACGCCGCGCTCTTCTGCCTCGAGTATGATGAGCGTCCTGGAGCTATTAACTACGAGCTCCGTATCTACCAGAATGACGATATTCAGGTAGCAAACCCTGAGGGCGAGGATATTGCCCGAATCATGGACACCATCATCCAGTTTGATAAGCTGATCGAGAAGATCAAGGAAGAGGAGGCCTAATGGATCTCGCCCACTATGGTGTTAAGCGCCGTTCCGGGCGCTATCCTTGGGGTTCTGGTCAGGACCCGCATCAGCACTCTGGTGACCTGCTTTCAACTATCAAGGACCTCAAGGCGAAGGGTCTCTCTGAGACTGAGATCGCCAAGGGTCTTGGAATGACCACCACCCAGCTTCGAGCCCAGAAGTCCATTGCCAAGAACGAGAAGCGTAAGGCTGACGTTGCAATGGTGGCCCGGCTCAAGGAGAAGGGGATGTCCAACACGGCCATTGGTCGCCGTATGGGCATCAACGAGTCCTCCGTTCGAGCGCTTTTAGACCCCACCCTCAAAGAAAGGGCGGGGAGTACTGAGGCGCTTGCCAAGGAGCTCAAGAAGCAGGTCGGTAAGGACGGTCTCCTTGACGTCGGACTCGGCGTTGAGGTCAACATGGGTGTTACGAGCACCAAGATGAAGACCGCAACCGCCATGCTCGAGGCCGAGGGCTATCACGTCCACAAGGTGAAGGTCCAGCAGCAGACGACTGGTAAGTTCACCGAAATGAAGGTCCTGGTGCCTCCGGGCATGGACTACAAGACGGTTCTGGCCAAGCGTGGCGAAATTAAAGCCCCCGGTGTCAATATTGAGGACCGGGGTCGTACCGTGTACGGCATCGAGAAGCCCACTGCAGTTTCCAGCAAGCGACTGAAGGTTCGCTATGGAAACGAGGGTGGTACCGATATGGACGGCGTTATTGAGGTTCGACGAGGAGTCAAAGACCTCTCCCTCGGCGGCTCAAACTATGCCCAGGTTCGTATCTCTGTTGATGGTACGCACTACCTCAAAGGTATGGCGATGTACTCGGATGACATTCCTAAGGGGTATGATCTCCGGTTCAACACCAACAAGAACCCCACCGGCAATAAGCTTGACGCCCTCAAGAAGCAGACTGGCGATCCTTCGAACCCCTTCGGTTCGGTGATTCGCAAGCAGCTTCACTACACAGATGCCCACGGCAAGAAGAAGCTGTCGGCGATGAACATCGTCAACGATGAGGGTACTTGGGGTGATTGGTCGAAGACCTTGAGCTCCCAGTTCCTCTCGAAGCAGCCCGTCTCTCTTGCTAAGCAGCAGCTGCAGAAGGTTCGGGATAAGCGCCGTGCTGAGTTCGAAGAGATCATGGCCCTGACGAATCCCTCCGTCAAGAAGAAGCTGCTGCAGTCTTTCGCAGACTCAGTGGATTCTGACGCCGTGGATCTGAAGGCCGCTGCTCTTCCTCGACAGGCCAGCCAGGTAATCCTTCCCGTACCCAAGATGAAGACCACGGAGGTTTACGCCCCCAACTTCAAACATGGGGAGAAGGTTGTTCTTGTTCGTCACCCTCATGGTGGACGATTCGAGATCCCGGAACTGACAGTCAACAATAAAAACCCCCATGCCAGAAAAGCCATAGGGACTAAGGTTAAGGATGCTATCGGTATCCACCCCAAGGTCGCTGAGCGTTTGTCTGGTGCGGACTTTGATGGTGACTCAGTTCTCTGCATTCCAAACAATAGCGGAAAGGTCAAGACATCACCAGCTCTTAAAGGGCTGAAGGACTTCGACCCTAAGGCTATGTATCCGGCATACCCTGGTATGAAGCCCATGACTTCTAAGCAGAAGCAGATGAAGATGGGTGAGGTTTCAAACCTCATTACTGATATGACTATCGGTGGTGCAAACCAGGCTGAGATTGCCCGTGCTGTTCGACACTCCATGGTTGTGATTGATGCTGAAAAGCACAAGCTCAACTACAAGCAGTCCGAGATTGATAATGGTATCGCCGCCCTCAAGAAGAAATACCAGGGTAAGGCAAACGCCGGGGCTTCTACTCTGATCAGCCGTGCTTCTTCCGAGAAGCGTGTTGCTGAAAGAAAAGCCCGGTCCGCTTCAAAGGGTGGGCCTATCGACAAGAAGACTGGACGCAAGGTCTATGAAGAGACTGGGGCTACTTATGTAGACAAGCATGGTAAGACTGTGCTTCGTACTGAGAAGTCTACTAAGTTGGCCGAGACCCATGATGCATACTCCCTCGTTTCTAAGAACGGGAGTGCTATCGAAACGGTCTATGCCAACCACTCTAACGAACTGAAGGCTATGGCTAACGAAGCCCGTAAGGCTACGCTTGCTATCCCCTCGGTTCGAAAGAACCCCCAGGCCTCCAAGACATATGCCCCTGAAGTTAAGTCCCTCAAGGCCAAAGTTAACGAGGCCCTCCGGAATAAACCCAGGGAAAGACAGGCACAGGTCCTAGCTGATGCGGTCATCAGGGCTAAGAAGCAGGCTGATCCTACTCTAGCCACTGATAAGGAGCGCCTCCAGAAAGCCCGCCGCCAGGCTTTAGCCGAGGCCCGTTCAAGAACGGGGGCTGGTAAGAAGCCTTTCGCTATCACTCCTCGAGAGTGGCAGGCTATCCAGGAAGGTGCTGTCTCACAGGCTGCTCTCAACAAGGTTCTTGAACTTGCTGATGAATCAGTAGTTAGGGAACTGGCTACACCTAGGTCGCAGCCTAAGGTATCGTCCAGCATGGTGTCCAGAGCCAAGGCTATGAGTAGTAGAGGAAAGACTGCTGCTGAGATTGCTGAAGCTTTGGGAATCTCTACAACTTCTGTACACCGTGCTCTTGAGGAGGGCTGACCACACCATGGTACACACCCTCTCACAGGGCCTCTCTGAGGAGGTCTACTATGGCTAGGATGCTGTCTACAGTGGACAATCCTTACGATCCAAGAACTTCATGGGACGAATGGTTTGCTTTTGACACTGCCCACGGTTACGGTACCTGTGGCCTCCTGGCCAGGCTGTGCACATCAAGCGATTCGTTAAGTGAAGAACTTGAAATCGAAGAAATTGAAAATGCAATTGATCGAATTCTCAATCTTGATGGAACAAATTTCTATCAAACTTTTGAGATCGATGATTGAAAAATAAAATTTCTTCGTCGACACCGGGGGAGGGGGGTTCGCTATTTGAGCCCCCCACCCTCATCGCCGCCCCCTCCATATTTTCCCCGGAGGGATATTTGGAAAGCCAATTGGGGACTAGGTTCTAGGGCTCACAGGAAGTTTCTCGTGTGCTCCTTTCTTCCTGCTGGTCTCGCTCACAACGGGCCCTAGAATCTAGCCCTCAATTGGCCCCAAACGCCCTCTATCTAAGGAGCAACTATGGGTAAAAGGGCCGCAACACCCTCTAAACCAGCTCGAACTGTAGAGCAACGCGAAGCGCAAATGATCAACCTGGCGCTTGAGCTTGCTGAGAAGCAGCTTCGAGAGGGTACAGCACCGGCAACCACGGTGAACCACTACCTCAAGCTCGCCTCCACAAGAGAACAGCTGGAGGTAGAGAAGCTGAGGAACGAAACAGCACTCCTCGAGGCGAAGAAGACGGCGCTCGTCAGCGCTGAGCAAGCCGAGAAGATTGCCAAAGAAGCCATCGAAGCCTTCCGTACATACTCTGGAGCGGGAGATGTTACGAACGTATACTGAACTGGCGCGCCTCGAGACCTTTGAGGAGCGGTTTGATTACCTGGCTCTCACCGGGCAAGTCGGTACAGCCACGTTTGGCTTCGATCGTTACCTGAACCAACGATTCTACACCTCGACGGAGTGGAAGAAGGTCAGGAACTTTGTTCTGGCTCGAGATGAGGCCTGTGACCTCGGGATCGAGGGTCTTGACATCAGATACATGCCGCTAATTCACCACATGAATCCGATTCAGCCCAAAGATCTCGAGGAATTCAATCCAGACATCCTCGAGCCAGAGTTTCTCATCACAACTACCAAGAATACCCACAACGCGATACACTTCGGAGACCGATCGAGGTTGACACCACGAGTTGTTGAGCGTCAACCGAACGACCAGTGTCCTTGGAGGCTCTAATGGGAACCATTCTTGAAGATACTAAGAAGGCAATCGGCATCATGCCGGGATATGATGCCTTCGACGACCAGATCCTTATGCATATCAACACTGCGCGGATGGACCTCGCACAATTGGGGCCAAAATGCAGTACTGTGATCGAGAAGGATACTGAATGGAACGTCTTCGACGAGATCGATGATGAGTCCGCAATCAAGTCTTACATCGCCATGAAGGTTAAGCTGTTCTTCGACCCACCGGGGAACTCCTTCTTGGTATCGGCATACCAGAAGCTGATCGAGGAGGCAGCATGGCGACTGATTTATCAGACCGAGGGGAAGCAGAGGTAGAAGACCTCGTCCACCACGGTGTAAAAGGCCAGAAATGGGGCGTCATCCGCAAGAAGGCTAGCGCTGGTCGGAAGGCCACTATCAAGGCTATCCAGAAGAGTGGTCGATTCACGGCCAACGCCACCAAGACGACTATCAAGACCGCCCGAACTGGAGCGGCTAAGGTTCAGAAGGCTAAGCAGGCTCATGATGTCCGAGTTGCCGGAAAGAAGCAGGCAAAGGCCGACGCAAAGGCCCGAAAGAAGTTCGCAAACCGCGGATACAAGAAGATCAGCGACACCGAGCTCCAGTCCCGAATTAAGCGGCTGGAGCAAGAGAAACGCTATCGGGAGCTCAAGGCCGATCGCCACCTGGTTCGAGGTCGTGAGGTCACTCGGTCGATCCTCGAGAACTCTTTGACCAAGGCTGGGACGTACGCAGCAACTAAAGCTATGAAGACAGCCTTCGATAAGTCATTCGATCCCGGAAAGACCGGTAAGTCGGCCGGAGAGACGCTCAAGAAGGCTGCTGAGAAGGCTAAGGAAGCTGCGGAGGCTGCGTCAGTTGTCGCGGAAGAGGCTAAGGCTGAGTATCGGTCGACTGGCGGACCTACTAAGGTAAAGGGTCCGGCGCTTCCAAAGAGTAAGACTCCTAAGCAGATCGAGAAGCCTAAGTCGTACAAGCAGACAAAGCCCTCCCCCAAGAAGAAGCGCTACCCGCGTAACCCTGGGAGTACAGCTAAGTAATGCTCTCGAATACCGCAGTACCAAAATACTACGGGCAGTTTCGAGATGCAGTCGTCCGAGGCGAGATTCCGGTGTGTGAAGAGATCTCGTGTGAGATGAATCGCATCGACGCTCTCATTGCAAACCCGGAATACTACTACGATGACAAGGCTGTAGAGGGCTTTATCGCTTACTGCGAGAATGAGCTCACACTGTCCGATGGAGCCGACCTCCACTTGCTCGACAGCTTCAAGCTCTGGGCCGAACAGCTCCTTGGCTGGTACTACTTCGAGGATCGTCAGGTCTTCGTCCCATATGAGGATGGAGTAGGCGGTCGATACGAGACCAAAACAGTAAAGAAGCGCCTTACGATCAAGCAGTATCTGATCGTTGCTCGTGGAGCGGCGAAGTCGATGTATATGTCGCTCATCCAAAACTACTTCATGGTGATCGACACTACAACGACGCATCAGATCGCTACGGCTCCGACCATGAAGCAGGCTGAAGAGGTGATGGGTCCATTCCGGACAGCCATCACCCGAGCCCGAGGTCCGCTGTACAAGTTCCTGACTGAGGGATCCATTCAAAATACAACCGGTGCGAGGGCTAACCGCCAGAAGCTGGTTGCTACGAAGAAAGGTGTGGAGAACTTCCTCACCGGATCCCTTCTTGAGGTTCGTCCAATGTCCATCGACAAGCTTCAGGGTCTTCGACCCAAAGTTTGTACGGTGGATGAGTGGCTATCCGGAGACATTCGTGAGGACGTCGTCGGTGCGCTGGAACAGGGCGCCTCGAAGATCGATGACCCGGTCATTCTGGCTGTCTCATCTGAGGGAACCATCCGCAATGCGGTGGGCGACACCATGAAGATGGAGTTGCTCAAAATCCTGAAGGGTGAGTACATCGCCCCTCACATCTCAATCTTCTACTACCGCCTTGACGACATCAAGGAAGTAGCAGATCCTGCTATGTGGGTGAAAGCCCAGCCGAACATCGGCATCACTGTCTCTTATGATCGGTACCAGCAGGACGTCGAGCGAATGGAACAAGCTCCAGCTGCTCGAAACGACATCCTCGCCAAGAGGTTTGGTATCCCTATGGAGGGATACACCTACTTCTTCACCTACGAGGAGACAATCCCGCACAGGAAGAACACCTTCTGGAACATGCAGTGCGCTATGGGCGCCGACTTGTCCCAGGGTGATGACTTCTGTGCATTCACCTTCCTATTCCCACTCCGGAATCAGGCTTTCGGCGTAAAGACGCTGGCATACATCTCTGAGCTGACGCTCATGAAGTTGCCTGGTGCCCTACGCCAGAAGTATGACGAGTTCATCCAAGAAGGAAGCCTCCGAGTCATGGAGGGGACCGTCCTGGATATGATGGAGGTCTATGAAGATCTAGACCAGTACATCGACGAACAGAAGTACGACGTCTCGGCGTTTGGGTTTGACCCATACAACGCCAAGGAATTCGTAACTAGGTGGGAGCAGGAGAACGGACCGTACGGTATCGAGAAGGTAATTCAGGGTGCTAGAACCGAATCGGTCCCCCTCGGGGAACTGAAGAAGCTTGCCTCGGAACGCCTTCTCATCTTCGACCAGGAACTCATGTCCTTCACTATGGGGAACTGCGTGACTCTCGAGGATACCAACGGAAACCGGAAGCTGCTGAAGAAACGCTCGGAAGAGAAGATCGACTCAGTGGCTGCTCTGATGGATGCCTTCGTGGCATACAAGATCAACAAGGAGGCAT